AGAAGTGGGATGAAATGATTACTTTTCCTTGTTTGCACCTATATTGGGCAGACTATAGTTATCAATTTACTAATGGAAAAACGTTATTGTGCTCTTTTGATTTCCAAAGTATAGAAACATGCCCAGAAGATTGTATTCACCATATGACAATAGAGGATAATTATTTGTTTTCAGAACAGGTTATAGATAAAGTTACTGATATGCTTAATCACAAAAAAACATAAATTTATTTTGACACTACACACCAGTAAAGTATAATGAGGGTATAGGTTTATACCCTCTTTTTTATGGAGTTAATATGGCAGTAAAAAAATTTAAAAAGTCTTCTGATGGTACACGTATGTGGGAATCAATGAGTTCCTCTGTAAAACGTCGCCCAACTCAAGATTGGTGTGCGTTTTATACTCCACAGGGGAGAATGGTATCAAAACCAAAAGGTAAAAGACCTAGACACATCCATCCAGAGGATTGGTGTGCTGATAAAACACCATTTAAGGGAAAAGTAATAAGGAGTTATTGATGGCACCAAGAAAAAAGGCAGCAAAGAAAAAGGGCCCTACACCCACTAATCCAAAACTTTATGCAAGAGTTAAGGCTGAAGCAAAAAGAAAATTTGCTGTATATCCATCGGCTTATGCTAACGGCTGGTTAGTTAGAACATATAAACAAAGAGGTGGCGGGTATAGATAATGGGTAAACCTAGAGGAGGTCTTACCGCGTGGTTCGGTAAAGGGTCTAAAGGCGACTGGGTAGATATTGGAGCGCCTAAAAAGAATGGTAAGTTTCAAGCCTGTGGCAGGTCAAGTGCTTCTGGGAGTAAAAGAAAGTATCCAAAATGTGTCCCTCGTGCTACAGCTAATCGTATGACAAAGTCTCAAATTAGAAGTGCGGTTCAGCGTAAACGAGCTGCTGGGAATCCAGGCGGGAAACCCACTATGGTAAAAACTTTTACTAAAAGAGGAAGGAAGAAGTAATGGCTATCAGAAAAGTAAAAGGTGGCTATGGTGTTTTTATTGATGATAAAAAGAAAGGCAGAATCCAACGCACCAAAAAAGGTAATATTCGAATGAAGAATATTAAAACTCATAGGACTTTAGCAGCTGCAAAAAGGCACATGGCCGCTGTTATGATAGGAAAGGGTGGATAATGGCACCTCGTATTCCTAGAAAGAAAGGACAGAGAGCTAATTCTAAAAAGCACTCTGATTTATATACTGATGAAAATCCAAAAGGAACCATCAAAAAATTAGGATTTAAAACAGTTGCAGTAGCACAAGCTAGTGTGCGTAAAATAAAAGCCTCTAATCGCTCCCATGCTCATAAAACCCAAGCAGCAATAGCTATGGAACAGAGAGCACGTGTCATGGGCAAAGCTGGGGCTGCAGCTGTTTACAGACGATTCATCAATGCTCAAAAAAAGATTACGGCAAAAAGGAGAAAAGGTGCATAACGATAAAGTTATCAAAGAGGTTGCTGACGCACTAGCATCAGGATCAAAAATACACTTAAAACAATCCAAGATGCTTCGTAAGGTATTAGGTTCACCTGTTCCTAAGAGAAAAAAACGTAAAAAGTAGCAACTCAGAAAGGAGTGGTGAATGAAGTGGATTAATGAACGTATCTCTGAACGCTCATCACATGATGGTATTATTGTAGCAGCTGTTGCTGTGGCAGTCATCTGGGGCGGAATGGCTCTACTAGACGTTATCGTCTGGGGTGCTCTAGCCTGGGGTGTTTGGAACATTATTCGTAAAGGGTAATCATAAATGAAAAAGCGCAAAAAATCAAAGATCAATATTTCTGAATTGTTGCGTAAACACAGGGCGGGCAAGTCTATAGGTTCTACTAATCGTGCTCGCCTTGTTGCTCGTGGTTTAATTGCCCGAAAGTCTGGTCCCCACAAGGGCAAAAAAATCGATTTGGGGAGAAGAGGAAAGTCATAATGGCTATGCACAAAAAAGGTGGAAAAAGAGGTGGAGGTAAGCGTAAATAACGTTGACTGGTCTTCTTATTTCGCGTCTGTAGTGTCAGTATGCCCCTGGAGCGGGGCATACTGGCGTAAACAAAAAATAGACGTTCAACTTTGGGATAGCGTGGTTTTACCTCTTGATGAATTTGTTGCTAGAATGTATATACATAAAAATGCTAGTGGCAGAATATTAAAGAAAATTATGGAACGTATGAATGAATTACGACCTGAAGAAGAGTGGCTTTTTAGTCACCCTATGTATAAGGGACACTCTACACCAGTCCCAATCTTAATCCAACAAGATTTAGAAATACTAAATAAAGCTAGAAAAGGAAGAGAAAATGGCAATGCACGGTAAGAAAAAAGGTGGAATGAGAGGTGGTATGAAGAAAAACGGCATGAAGAATGGCAAAATGCAAAACAAAATGAATGGCCTGACTGCTGCTCAAAAGAAACTCCCACCTGCACTTCAAGCAGCTATTCTTAAGTCAAAGAAAAAAGGTAAGTAAAAGAGAGTTCCCCTCATGGACTTAAAAAAAGCAAACCAGATGGCTGGCTTTGCCAGCTTGGTGTATAGTGATTATGACGTTGTTCTAAATAACTTACGAGATCAAGGCATAACTGATTGGGCTTGGTTCGATAATGATGGTACACAAGCCTTCGCTTGTAGAAAACACAAGTCAAATGAAATCTTAATCGTATTTAGAGGAACTGAGCCTGATCAAATGAAGGATATTTTAGCCGATCTAAAGGCTTGGAGAAAACCAGCACGAGAAAAGGGTTTAGTTCATTTTGGGTTTGCACAAGCTTTGGATAAAGTCTATGATAGTATTGTTCAGTGGATTTCTGAACAAAAACTTGGCGATGAGTACCAAATTACGTGTACGGGGCATTCGTTAGGAGCTGCACTTGCTACCATATGTGCTAGTCGGTTGGACGCACACGAACTCTATACATTCGGTTCCCCCCGTGTAGGTAATCGCGCTTTCGTCAAAGAAATGAAAAATGATGGGATTCAACATTATCGCTTTGTAAACAATAATGATATTGTAACAGGCGTTCCTTTCCCACTTAGATTTGTTCATCATGGTAATTTAGTTTATATAAATCATTATGGTAACATTAGAAAGATGTCTACTTGGCAAAGAATAAAAGACAAGTGGAGAGGTCGTATACGTGCCTTTAAAAAAGGACAACCTTTTGATGGTGTTTTTGATCATTCCATGAATTTATACAACGAAAAAGTAAACAATGTCTATCTACAGAGCCAGAAGTAAATGCCCTATTTGCTCCCGAGAAGAAGAGGTTTGGTTTCAAAACGGTAAAATCGAACCGCTTGATATCGTTGAGTGTCCTAAATGTGAAAATATTTATGAGGCTGGAGATTTTATTTCTGGATTTTTAGACCTCAGACAAAACTCTTCAATTTCTTCCAATTATGCTGTAATGACCGCTACTCTTTAGTTGCTCAGTGCTTTAAAATATACTATATTAAATTATATTTTAAACAAGGAGAGAAGAATGGCTAAAGGAAAACGTTCTAGCGGTAAGAATTACACTTCTAAAGGCGAGCGTCCAAACGTTTCTCGTTGGATTCAAAAAGCTTGTCGTCGTCAATACCTCACTACTGATTCACGGTTTGCAAATCAAGTTGCTGCTTGGAGAGCAGGTAAAAACGTTATGCTCACTATCCAAAATCCAGATAAGAAAAATACCAAAGAAAGGATGATTCGTGTTCCTGCTATAGATGTATGGGGATTCCCTCGCAACGCGAATCTACGTATGAGATGACGGAGTTTAGCAAAGGCATCGTTAACGCTGTCACAGACAGGATGGATGAGAGTATTGCGCTCGCTGTTATATTCTTTGTAGGCCACATTTTAATAGCTGCTACTGTTGTAACTATTATAACAGGTGCCAGCATCTGGGAAGCAGGCGCGGTTGCATTAATTGAGCCTGCTATAAACTCAGTTTGGTTTTACGTTTTACACAAATTTTGGAGGTTTTTAAATGAAGAATAATTTTGAGAAGCGGTTTGGAGAAGGCACCGCATTTGATTTAGATTATGGCAAGTTACTTATCATTGCTCTTTGTATTTACATTGCCGTACAGGTGTCCTGATGGAAATCTTATGGGCGGTGTATCTACAAGTTTGTTTAAATTCTACTTGTTTGTCACAAGAAGTTCAGAGATTTGATCCGCCACAAGCTAAAATAGCTTGTGAAAAAATGTTACCTGCTTACATTGAGGTTCCTGCTGATGGTCATTGGGATTCTGTAGAATGGGTTTGTAAACCTTTAGGGAGCACTGGAACATAATGCCTGAAGGCCCAGAATGTACTCGCACTTGTCGTCAATTAGATAGAGCTACTCGCGGTAAATCGCTTGTCAATCTAAACTTTATCTCAGGCAGATATACCAAAAAGCTACCTGACAAGTTTGCAGATTTTTACATCGCCTTAGAAGAAAAACATTTACCGATTAAAGGTGTTTTCAATAAGGGTAAGTTTATTTGGTGGGAGTTTGGCGATCTTCTGCCAATTTGTTATATGTATACTACACTTGGCATGACAGGTAACTTTAAACTCCAACCATCAAAACATACGCGTATTGCGTTTTATTTTGATGATGACTCAGCGATTTACTATAATGATCAACGTAATTTTGGTACTATTAAGTTTGTATTTGATGATAAGGATCATCAAAAGAAATTGGATTCTATTGGCCCTGATATGCTCAATAATCCTTGTACTTTATCCACATTCATGGACATTGCTAACAGAAAGCCCGGATGGACAGTGGTTAAATGGCTTATGGAACAGTCTCAGATATCTGGCGTGGGAAATATCTACAAGTCTGAATCACTCTTTCTTGCAGGTATCGCACCTCATAGACTCATGGGCTCTTTAGATGATGAAGAACTTGAAAAGCTTTATTATGCAATTTGTAAGGTACTATCAGCATCGTATGAGTCAGGTGGAGCAACTATTCGTAATTATTCTGAT